TATTCTTTTCAACTTTATCTTTAATGATAATGTCCAAATGCTTGTTCTTATTGAGATACGCTCCAGAAAGTGTGTCTTGCCTGTAAGCGTTTGCACGATAAGGTTCAATAGACGGCGAGGTGTTTCCCATAATAATAGAAGAACTAGCATTAGGAGCGACAGCCATAACATGGCTAAATCTTCTTCCTGTCCCCTTCGCATCAATAGCCTCCCCTCTTTCTTTACCCAGTTCCAAATTTGATTCATCAAGTTTTCCTCTTATCAATTTAAACATCCTTATGTTTGTAGATTTCGCCATGAAACCTTCAAACGGTATACTATTCTTTTGTAAATATGCATGGAATCCCAATGCACCAATTCCGATACTTCTTTCTTGTTTTGCTGAATAAACTGCCCTTGATACTGTCTCTGGTGCGTTGTCAATAAAGTACTGTAACACATTGTCCAACATCTCCGCCACATCTTTTAAGAATGTAGTACTCTTTGACCATGCGTCATAGTGTTCTAGGTTTACAGATGATAGACAACATACAGCAGTTCTATTTTCATTTGTTGGTAGTATAATCTCTGAACAAAGATTAGACTGATTTATTTTTAATCCCTTTTCTTTTAACCAATCTGGCATATGTCTGTTGCTAGTATCAACAAAGTGTAGATATGGTTCTCCTGTCTCCATACGCATTTCAAGTATCTTCTGCCATAAGTGTTTAGCAGATACAGTCTCGCGTACTTCTCCTGTGTGTGGGTCTGTTAGATTCCATCTATCATCAGCATCTGGGTCTGCCATACATCTTTCAATCATCTCCATAAACCTATCACTAATGTTTATACCGTGATGTAGATTAAGACATCTTAAATTTTGGTCTCCTGTCGGTTTACGCATTTCGAGAAACATTGTGATATCGGGGTGGCTAATGTCAAGATAGGCGGCGTAACTGCCCCTTCTCGTTTTACCCTGTCTATAGGCGAGAGAACTTGAGTCGTAGGTTTTGAGGTGTGGCAAGACACCAGTAGACTTATCATCACTAGCTCTGATACCAAAGCCAATCCCAACACCCCCACCAAGCATACTAAGCCAATTTGTTTCCGATAAATTTTCAACTAAACCCTCCGCTGTATCGTTAATGTAATTTAAAAAGCATGATATCGGTAGTCCCTTATTAGACCGTCCGAATGATAAAATAGGTGTAGAATAAGATAACCAATGTTTACTCGCGTAATCATATAATCTTTGTGCATGTTCATCATTAGATGCAAACGATTTACTTACAAAAGCAAACCTTTGTTGAGGACTTTCTTCGTCCTCTTTCATATAACTTTCTTTTAGTCGTTGAATACCGAGATTATCAAATAACTGGTCTCGTTCTAAATCTATCTTAATTCCTAAGTAATCCTCTGTAGGCATTTCATATTTCCTCTGTCCATCTCTCTACCATAGCCTCATGAAAGTAGAGGCCTGGGTGCATTAAGTCTCTAGCTAATGCATATTTAATTTCTTTGTTCTCTTCCCAATCCCTATAACCAATCTCATTTCTTTCCCTAGCAGATACACATTTAAAACCGACTTTATGCATGTCACACAATTCTTTTATGGCAAGTAAATTCTTTCTTCTATTCAAATACCTTTCGGTTTTACTTTGACATATCTCTTGTTGCCATTCTAACTCAGACCAGAATCCTATACAGGTATTCCACTCTTCATTATTTTCGTCAATGTACCATGTCTCTCTCGCAAGGGTGCTATTCTCTAATAAGAGAACTGCCTTTGGTTGAATTATAGGTAACCAATTATACAGGGTTCTGAAACTAGTGTCAAGCCCTGTTGTACATAATCCCAAATTCCATACTTTAGCACCTAGTTTTTGCTCTAGAAGTTTTGCCCATGTCATTTCTGCTGGCAAACCAGTACCGTAAGTGAAACATTCTCCTATGGCAACATAAGAATTCGGGGACTCTACAAACTCATCATCCCTATAACCATACGAGTTAAAATCATAAAAGATCTCAGTATCTATCCATCCGTATTTTTCTAGAAGATGTTTCTGGTTCTTTAGATTAGAGTCAAATGCTTCCGCACTATCTGTAGAACTCCATTCTACTCTACTCGCCTCTTTTAACCTTCTATTCCAAGGAAAAGCATAGGGAATTCTCTCCCTAACCTTATCAATTTCTGTGTCTTCATCCTCAGTCCTAGCAAATGTTATCGCAAGGTCATTGTTTTTCTTAAAGGTCTCAACAAACCTTTTGTTTATATCCCTAGACATTATTCGCCCTTATTACTATCTACTGCTTTAACTACATCTGGAAAATGGGTTTCTATAATGTCCCAACACCTATTAGCAATTTCAGTATGTTCTAACTGAGTTCCATGACCACCTCTCAGTTTGCAATAATGAATCCAAGAGCGTAGTGTACCAGCCATATAAATGGTAGTCATGGTATTACCTTCTGGTAACACCGCTCTTGCTTGCTCTTTAGCAATTCCTTTATCTAGGGCCCACTTGTAAAGTTCCTTAGACTTTTCTATAAATTCCTTCTGTTTCATTCTCCAGAATTCATTTATTCGGTAATCATCTGAGGGGATACTATTTTGCCTATTCTTAGGGTCTTGTAGTCTCGCTTCTCTAGGTGTGAAATCTTCTGATACAGCGTACCTCTGACTAAACTCTTGGAAAGAAAAACTACGATGTCTCAGTATTTGTCTACCGATATCGCGTGTCGTTTTAATTTCCATCGTCACAGATACAATTTCAAAAGGTGACCAATGTTCATGCTTAATTAGATAAGCTAACAACTTTGGTGCTGTTTCATTATTCATCTGGTTCTCTGGGTTACTAACCCTAGCTGCATATGCTACTAATTCATTTGCGCTATGAGCTCCAGTTGGTGCAGAAGGCTGGGTTAACCCAACCAAACTCACTTGTGGTTCCATACTATTTTCCTAGTTTGTGATTGTTACCTTCGATTGCAGATTTAAAATCTTCAATCATAGCTTTTTTGGTTTTTCTTCGGTCAAGCTTAATACCTCTAGCTTCACCAAATTCATCGATTTTTGCTTTAGTTAATTTTTGCAAATCCTCGACACTAAACGCATCGGTGCTCACACCTTCTACATACTTACCATCTTTTGTGATAGCAGCAACCTTCTTAGAAGATTTTATAGTAGGTTTTGTGACAACTGGTTCTGAAGGTTTCAGAAATCCAATAATCAAAGCACATACGATTATTACACCAAATATAGCTACAGGTATGTATTCTTGTTCAATCATATCATACTCCTAACATTTTTTCCATTGGTTTAACAAAAACTTGGCAGTCAATCCACTATGTGTATTACTACTAATCACATCGCGTACATCAATACCATCGTTTACCATATCATTTATATCTTTTTGAACAATGGTCTCAGGCCATATGACAACATTATAATCTAAGTCAACATACTTCTCAACCATTTTAACAACATCTGCGTTTCTAGGTTGATTGTCAAATACAACTGTAATTTTATCACGGTCTAGATTCAACTGTTCAATCTTGTTGAAGGATGTACCAGCACAGGCAATACTATTTTCAAGAAACAGACTGTCTATTGGGCCCTCAACAATTGATATAGGTTTAGACTTATCAACTTTATCTAAACCAAATACTGTAGGTGCATCCTCTTTAATTTTTACAAGGATATACCTAAGTGTTTCCCCTCTCATAGCCCTCAAGGACACCGACATTAACTGCCCATTTTGGTCAAAGAAGGGGATTACCAATCTGGGTTCTTCAGTTACTATCGAGTTTGTATATTTGTCATTGAGTTGGACTATATTCTTTATATTATCAATATAGTAAAGTCGATCCCATTTATCATTTGGGATATTTCTACTTTGCACATATTGAACTGCCTCGTGGTCATATGGAAGTGTATCCACCGCGTCCACGAGTTTATCAAATAAACTAAATTTTGGTGTAAATTTGGGCGGTTCTACTGGTTTATCATCGAACAATTTATGTCC